CTGAAATCTCCCCCTGGGACCAAAGCGTTAGCAATGATCTCAAAAGAAAATTTCAATCCGTGTTCGCGTTCGAACAATAAGCGGGCTCCGTCAGACGGGCCTAGAACGTATGCACACAGTGCCACCGAACGATTCGGTGGAGGCGATGACGTTGTTCATCATTGTCTTCAAGAAGTGGTAACACTTTCCCAAAGAACAGATGCTTTAGTTCGCGGATTAGATCTTATTTTATGTCACCATAAAGCAAGATGCATTATCCGAGAGGAGTTGTCAAAACAACTGCACTCATATCTAGATGCTTGTCCTAGCGAAAAGGTTTGGATTAAACGTGTAAAAAACGTCTTAAACCGACCTTTAGCTAAGTATCTTAGAAACGAACTACCGGAGGAACCTGATTTGTTATGGGTTCCAACCGGAGTGCTTAAGAGATGGATGAAAGTTCGTATGATCTGTTATAACAGACGGAACACACATCTCTGGTATTCGTGGCTACAGGCCAAGCGTTCGACGCTACCTGTAGGAGAATCCTTCGTAGAAGCAACTTACGAAGACCACTTTAACACCTTGTCCAAAAAGGATAATGGAAACGCGGATGTTATTAATCAGATCTTTGACAATCCGACTTTTCGTTATTGCTTGGATAGGATCAGGAAAGAAGTAGCGACACACATGATTAGTGCGGCCTTCGATGTACTGAGTCCTTCGGGTAGTGCCTCTTTTGAGCATACTCGAGCAATGGGTGGCCAAACCTCATATCTATTATCCGAAGCGGAGATGGATGATGGGTTGGTTAAAATCGATACGCTCCATTCGATGGAGTATCGTCCTTGGGGGTACTGTGGTTCTGAGAACATCAGGAAACCAAACCTCAAGTTGGAATACCGAACATATGAAGGTTCTGAACAGTGGAAAAAAACACTGATAAAGAAGCTAGATAGAATTGATACGGAAGAACCGATCAAATGTACTATCCAGGCAGTCCTTGAACCTATGAAGGTACGAGTAATTTCGAAAGGAGAAAGTCTCCCGTATTACTCTTGCAAACCGTTACAGGTTGCAATGCACAGTGCTATGAGAAACATGCCATGTTTCCGTCTGATTGGTCGCCCTTTGTCGCCAACAGATCTTATGGATTTGAAGAAGAACGCAACTCGCGAAATGGAGTGGTTCTCTATCGATTACTCGGCGGCAACCGATGGTCTCTCTTGGGCCTATTCTGGTAAGATCTTAAAATATCTTATGCAAGATTTAGACCCTCGACAACAGCAACTCGCTTGGAGTGTGTTGGGTCCACATGCGCTACACTATCCAGTTTTGGAGAATGGTAGGAAGACACCTGTTTTTAAAGGTGTTCAGCAAAATGGACAACTCATGGGTTCTATCCTGTCGTTTCCTATACTTTGTATGGCGAACTTGGGTGTTTATCTTTTAAACACCGACAATGAACAGTGGAA